CTATCAAAAAGTTAGATGACTTAATACATTATTTTTATTTATTACATAATAATAAACATCCAGAAAAATTTGCTTCATCCATGGATCTTGGGAGAGACAGGGCAACTGCTAAAGAGCTTGTTGAGACCCGCATGGTTGCTACAGGAGCGGGCCGTGAATACGCATTAAATGAGTGTGGTGAGATAATAAAAACAATAATAGATAACGAAGATAAATTTAAATTTAAATATAACTTAAGTTTTTCTGTGTTCGACCAGAAAAAACTCAAATGGGTAATTGATAGTGCTGTCCAAATAATGAATAAGGGTCTTACTTTAAAAGAGGAAGAGAAAGCAAAAATATTGAGAAGGAAGGCAATAGAGTTAGAGGATGGTGAAGAATTAGGATTTAAAGATTTAGATGAGCTAGTAGCTAAATTAGAGGAGGAGTAGATGGCAAATACTAAGAAGAAAGCAGTAAAGAAACCCGATGATGCGGCTGAGAATACAAACAAACAATTAGAATTGGCAAAAAAAGCGATCACTAAAAAATATGGAAATGTTATTTCTTCCCTAGAAGAGCATGGTGATATGCATATACCTACTGTAAGTACTGGATGTTTAACACTTGATCTAGCACTTGGTTGCGGTGGTATGGGACTTGGTAGGATCTATGAAATATTTGGTCCTAATAGTGGTGGAAAAAGTACATTAGGTGTGAATGTTGTTATGCAGGGGCAGCGGCGTGGTCTAAATTGTTGTTATGTAGATGCAGAGCATGCGGTTGATCCTAAACTATTTCGTGCTTATGGTGTAGACACAAAGGATCTCCAATTAGTTCAAGGTTATGACGGTGAAGAGAATTTAGATATACTCGAAAGACTAATTAAGACCGGAGCTTTCAGCATTGCAGTGGTTGATAGTGTTAGTGCCCTAATACCAAGAAGTGAAGCAGAGGCAGACATTGATAAAGAAAATATAGGTCGCCATGCTAAGTTAATGAGTAAGGCTTTGCGTAAGCTAACTCCTATTGCTAATCAGACCAGTACTCTTATTATTTTCATCAATCAGCTTCGTATGAAGATTGGTAGTTACGGTAATCCCGAAACAACTACAGGTGGTGAGGGTCTAGGATTCTATGCAACTGGTAGGATTTCTGTCCGCGGCCCAGAAGCTAAAAGTAGAAGATTGGAGGATGCAGATTGGGTGGTATTTGGTCACAATACTTTGTTTGAAATTACTAAAGATAAATTAGCGGCTCCGTTCAAAAAAGCGGAGGTAAAACTTATCTATGGGCAAGGTTATGATGCTCATTGGGAAATTTTAGATATAGCTACAAGCTTAGGTATTGTGGATAAATTAGGAGCTTGGTACAAAAGAGACGGCGAGAATTTTGCTCAAGGCGAGATGAAAGCTGTGTCTTTCCTTAAGGACAAAGCAAATGCAGAGATGTACAATAAAATTAGAGAAGAAGTTATAAGTCAAACGGGTTTAGAGGAGGCTTATGAGCGTCACAGCAACCCTGGTCCAAAGTTTAATTGCAGAGTTATTCCCAGCCAACCCACATAAACGTGTGTTTAAGGAACACTATGTTAGGTACAAAGGCGCCCGTTTATTTTTTGATTTCTATATCAAAGAATTAGGTGTGTTTATAGAGGTGCAGGGTAGACAACATGTAAAATTTGTTAAACATTTCCATGGATCTATTGAAAATTTTTATGCACAAAAAAAGAGAGATAATTTGAAGATAGAATATGTACAGGAGCAAGATATGAGTCTTGTACGTGTGTACGATACAGAAAAAATTACAACTGAGCTTTTGTTAGCTAAAATAGACGAGGCTATGGAGAATGGTTTTTATGAGTAATCTCATTATTAATATACCAAGCGATGAACGAGAAGACGGCGTAACGCCTGATGCTGTAAAGTACAAAAAAGATTGTCCTGATTTTCAGTGTCTTAACGATGGCACAATAGTTAGGGAATGCCGTTACTGCAATCTAAGCCTTCAATGTAGACAAATAGATATCCTTGTTAATGGTAAATCTATGCCCATGGAAGCAAATTACCTTCCGGTGTACGATGCAGATGGGAAGTTGGTTTCAGAAGAATTATTTTGTACAGGCATGCATGATTTACGTGAGCTTATCGAAAGAATTGAAGATGACAAAGTGTCGTAGGGGGTTGACAAATGAACTCAGATGTATTATCTTTTAAGAATATAAAAATTAATGATGGGTTATTAGAAGAAATTTGGAACCTTGACCCTCGGACGCTAGACCACATTGACGGTATAGAGTTGAGCACATATGCATTAGCTTTAGCACAATATTTGGTCTATTTTACTTACCAGAGAAATTTAAGTTTGGCTGAGAAACATAAACATACAAAATTCATAGATAGAACAGTTTCTAACATTATGACTTCAGACGAAATTAAAGCCAAAAAATTTAAAACTAAAGCAGCTGCTCTTGATTATATAATTTCTATCAACGAAGTTCTAATGGACACTCAGACTAAATTAGATACCGTTTGTGACGAGTTAATGCAGATAGAAGGTATGGATAAGGTCATAAGTGAATTAATCGCCACAATCAAGCGAGAGTTGACTAGAAGAGAGAATGAACTGTACCAAGTGCGTAGGGAGAGACGTAATTAATGAGTGAGATAAAAAAACAAGAATTATTTTGTAGGCCGGCAGATGAACGTGCTCTTATAGCTTATTGTATGAAAGATTTGGCTAGTTATTTTGCAGTTTGTTCTAAACTTTCCCCATCTGATTTTTTATATTCTCAACACGAGATGATCATGTTGTTATTTGAAGCCCTTGCTTCTAAGGGAGCAGAGAGATTTGAAACTAACTTGATGATTTCAGAAGCTACGGCAGGAGGATTTTTAGATAACATAGGTGGTCTTAAATATATAAAAACTATTTCTGATATAAAAGTGGATCAGAGTAACTTTGATGTATATTTGAATTCTGTGTTAGAAGCTACCACCAAATATAAACTTTATACCCTGCTGATTGAAAAGAAGGAAACTATAGAAAGAAATGCAAAAGAGGGGTTAGAAAGTTCTGATCTTCTGAGTAGTGTAGAGGCAGCTATCTTGGATTTGTCTATGTCTGGGTTTAATATAAATGAGCCTATAAATCTGGGAGATGGTTTATCAGAATATATAGAGGATTTGAGGAATAAAAAGATAGAACTTAGTGGCATATCTACAGGATTTCCTATATTAGACAAACAAATAGATGGTATGGTCCCAGGAACACTACTTGTTATATCGGCCCGCAAGAAGGAGGGTAAGAGTACATTTTTATCAAACATAGCAATTCATGTGGCGTACAGATTAAAAATACCCACATTGTATGTCGATACAGAATTATCTTTCGGTGAATTCAGAACACGTAATTTAGCTACTATTTCTGGGCTCAAAGAGAGGGATATCAAACATGGTGGATATGATGATTACCAATACAATCGTTTGAAGGGTGCACAAAAACTTATAGATAGTGGCAAGTTGTTTCATGAGTATATGCCGGGATATTCTGTTGACAAGTTAGTAGCTTTATATAAAAAATATAGACATAAAGAAAAGATAGGATTAATAGTATTTGATTATCTAAAAGAACCTGATAGTACATCTGTAGACAGACAAAGAAAGGAATATCAGTTGCTCGGGGATGTCACCACAAAGTTAAAAGATTTAGCTGGTCAATTGAATGTGCCAGCACTAACAGCAGTACAGTTGAATAGAAACAACGACATAGCTGATAGTGATAGGATAGCCAGATATGCAGATGTAATTTGTATGTGGGGAGGTCGTGATAAAAAAGAAATGGAAACGGGCGGAACAGAGTGTGGCAGTCACAAACTTGTTATAAAAGACACGCGACGTGGTGGGGCTACAAGTGAAGAAGGGATAGGTTATAGGTTTTTCAAACAGTCTTTGCAGATAAAGGAAGTTCCTATAGACCAGCAATACTTTACGAATTTTACTAAGGTAGTGAATGATGACAGTGCTGACTCTGAGGGGTATGAAAATGAAGAGTTATCATAAATATAGAAATAATAAAGATTATACAGATTTCAAAGAGAAATTAGACTATATGAAGCACTCTATCGATCCCCATTATCTTCTCGAAAGTTTAGGGTTTAGTATTGGTAATGAAACTCCTAAGGAAATAAGAAGTGCCTGTCCCGTACATGGCGGAGACAACAGTACAGCTTTTAGATTCAACAAAGAGACTAAAACCTGGGTGTGTTTTACACACAAATGTCATGATATTTTTGGCAATGACGTTATAGGGCTTATAAAAGCCATGACAAATAGAGATTTTAAAGGAGCAGTGGAACATTTAAAATACCTAACAGGTGACACTAACGATATAGACTATGTGGAGGCCAAGCGAAAAAGAGAAAGGGATAGTTTCGTACAGTCATATGATACAGTTACGTTAAAACCTAGGGCTGTAAACCAGAAATCTCTCGATGATTTTAAGATATTACGTACTTCATTTTTTATTAATCAGGGGTTTAAAGCTTCAACCTTAGACAGATTCGAAGTCGCCGGCGGATGGAAGGACAAACAAGATTTTGCAAGGGATATTATCCCTATAAGGGATGCTCACGGAGCACTAGTGGCCTATAGTTTGAGAGATGTGAGAGAAAATTTAGATAAGGAAAGTAACGATTTTAAATACATACTTACCCCTGGGTTTGACAAACAGAATTGTC